CATGGATTCCCCAAGGTGACACTTGCGCGTTCTGCTTGACACTTGCATCGAGAGGATGGCAATACGCATCAAGACAAGCCATTAAAGGCGGTCACGCGGAACACATCCATTCGAATTGCGATTGCCAATATGCGATAAGATTCAACGAGCGGACCCAGGTAAGCGGGTACGACCCCGACGAATATTTAAGAATGTATCAGAACGCAGAAGGGAGAACCCCAAGTGAAAGAATAAATTCAATGCGTAGAACCGCTTATGCGGCAAACAAGCCCACAGAAGGAACATCAAACCAGGGCTTAATAGATGTAAATTAGCACCCGTCAAAAGGTGCTTTTTTAATAAGGAACTCGTCCTAAAACGAGGAATGCATCCATAAAGGAGAAAAGAAATGAGCGAACCTAACGCTACTGTAACCAACCAGGACAACAATGGTGAAAACCAGCCTCGCACCTTCAGCCAGGATGAAGTTAATGCAATCGTAGGAAAGAGACTTGCCGAGGAAAAGGCGAAGTTCTCCGATTACGAAGATTTGAAGGCAAAAGCCGCCAAGTATGACGAAGCGGAAGAAGCCAACAAGTCCGAACTTCAGAAGGCAACCGAACGTGCGAACAATCTCGAAGCCGAACTCAACGGACTTAAAAAAGCCGAAGAAGTAAGGCAGATGAGAGAAAAAATCGCAACCGAAACGGGAATCCCCGCAAATCTCATCAACGGAACAACCGAGGAAGAGTGCAAAGCCCAGGCGGAAGCTATCAAGGCTTATGCGACTCCGAGCGGTTATCCCAAGGTTAAGGACGGTGGAGAGACCCACACACCTCGCGGCGGTAACGCGAAGGAAGACTTCGCAGAATTTTTCAATGCCGCATTTTAAAGAATAGGAGAAAAATAATATGGCAAGTGGAGTACCTACCAACAGAACAAACATCGACCTTCCCGCAAGCGTATCAAGTGAGATTCTTCAGAAGGTCCAGGAGTCTTCAAAGGTTATGAGACTCGCAAGACAGATCACCCTTCCTGGAACTGGTGCCGCAATCAATGTTCTTCTTTCCGACCCCGAAGCGGCTTGGGCGGGCGAGACCGAGAAGAAGGCGGTTTCAAATCCTACCGTTTCAACCAAGATTCTTCGCGGATATACCCTTTCCGTAATCGTTCCCTTCTCAAATCAGTTCAGAAGAGACGCATCCGCTCTCTACAATGCAATCGTTGAGAAGCTTCCCGATGCACTCGGAAGAAAGTTCGATCAGACCGTTTTCGGATTCGTAACCAAGCCTGGCGATGATTTCGATTCATTCGCAAGCGTAACCGCACAGAGCCTTGCATCCGATGTATACGGCGGACTTGTTGCCGCTGATACCGATATCGCTCTTCACGGCGGAATCTCAAACGGATATATCTTCTCTGCCCAGGGTAAGGGAATCCTTCTCGGAGCAAAGGACAATGCGGGAAGACCTCTCTTCAATAACGTAACCGAGAACAGCGTTCCCGTAGTTCTTGGAGCAAGAACCGAGATCACCAAAGCCGCATTTAAGAGTGGTTCACCTTCCAAGATTGGATTCGCGGGAGATTGGAACCAGGCTGTATGGGGCATGGTTGAAGGGGTTAAGATTAACTTCTCCGAGGATGCAACCCTTGACCTCGGCGATGGCAACACCATCAATCTTTTCCAGCAGAATATGTTTGCCGTAAGAGCAGAGATCGAAGTTGGCTTCCGCGCCCTCACCGATGCTTTCAACGCTTTTACCGCAACTGGAGTTCCTTCCGTTTGATGAAGGAGTTCATCAACCCTTACACCAAGACTTCGTTTTTTGTCGCGGATGACAGAGTAGAAGAGTATAAGGCGGCGGGATTTCCTCTCGCCGCTTCCTCTGAAGAAGCAAAAACCGAGGTTGAGGAACCCAAGACCGAAGAAGTAATCGAGGCAGAACCCGAAGAAGTAATCGAAGAGGAAAAGCCCGAAGAGGTCGAGGAACCCAAGGAAACCAAGAAAGGCTCAAAGAAGGGCAAAAAGTGAGGTCTTAAGATGTCAACATACGCAACTTATACAGACATACAGACAAGGCTTGGAAGAACGTTCGACCAGGCGGAGATCAATATTTGCAATCAGCTTCTCGAACGTGCGGGACTCGAAATCGACTCTTATAACGTGAATGCTTCGGCAGACGCGAAGAAATCCGTTTCAATCGAAGCGGTATCAAGAGCAATGAACGAGACAAGCGATGTTCCGATGGGTGCATCCCAGGGAACGATGTCCGCACTTGGATATTCGCAGAGTTGGACGATGCCTTCGGGCGGGTCCGTAGGAAGTGTATATCTTTCCAAGTCCGATAAAAGAATCCTCGGTTACGGTAATGCAATCGGGGCAAGCAATCCCCTTTCATTTGTAACGAGGCAGAGCGTATGAGAGGCATCACGGTAAAACTCACAGAAAAGACACAGAACGGCACCGACCCTTTCGGAATGCCGAAGTTCACAACCACCGAAGTTGATGTTCACGATGTGTTAGTAGGCGAACCTTCAACGGATGACATCACCAACGCGATTACCATGTATGGCAAGAAAGTTGATTACACGTTGGCAATCCCTAAAGGTGATACCCATGTATGGGAAGATACCACGGTAACACTTCCCGCACCGTTTGAAGGAACTTATCACACAATCGGTTACCCCACAGCGGGAATCGAAGCGAACATCCCCTTAAGGTGGAACAAGAAGGTGCATCTTGAAAGAATCGAAAGTGAAAGTGAAACTGAACAGCAAGGGAATCAAGGAAGTTCTTAAATCCCAAATGATGATGGATGCCGTGGAAGCAGAAGCAGAGAAGCACGGCGAACCCGAATCAAGCTTTGTGGGTTTCGACAGATGCCATGTATTAGTCAAGGAGAACAGCAATGATTGAAGTTACCGTTAAAGAATATCTCGATACGGTATTCGGAGAAGAAGGGATTCCCGTTTTAATGGAAACACCCAAGGACCTTCCCGATAAGTTTATCATCCTGGAACTTATTGATCGTGGCAAAGAGAACCACATCAACGAAGCGACAATCGAGTTCAGATGCTATGCGGAATCAAAGTATGAAGCGGCGGTCCTCGATGAACGATTAAGGGAAGCCCTCGAAGCATTCAACGAGGGTTCCGATATCACTTGTCACTTGGGCGGTGGAAATGATTCTACTGATACGATTCTTAAGAAGTACCGTTATCGTTGCTATTTCAATTTTTTTAATTTTTGAGAGGAGATAAATTATGTCCGATGCAACCAAAGTAAGCGTTGGCAAGCCTAAAATCGGCGGCGCCATTCATTGGGCACCTCTTGGAACATCCCTTCCTACTTCTGCGACCGAAGCCCTTAACGCGGCATTCGCAGAACTCGGATATGTTTCCGAAGATGGACTCACAAACAACAATTCACCCGAAAGCGATACCGTTAAGGCATGGGGCGGAGATACCGTTCTTAATCTTCAGACCGACAGACCCGACACATTCGCACTCACTCTTCTTGAGTCTCTTAACGAAGATGTCCTCAAGACCATTTACGGAACTTCAAACGTTACCAAGGATGGAAGCGGAAACATCGCTGTTAAGGCAACCGCAGAAGAGATGACTTCGGGCTGTTGGGTATTCGATATGATTCTTAAGGGCGGAAGAGCCAAGAGAATCGTAGTTCCCAACGGAACCATTTCAGAACTCGGCGAGATCACTTATAAGGATGATGAAGCGGTCGGATATAACATCACCATTACCGATGTTCCCGACACCAACGGTGTATATCATTACGAATACATCACCGCTTCTGCTCCTTCAGCGTAAAGAATAGGGGGAAATTATGCAAGGAACAACAAAGAGCGGCTTTCAGTTCAATGTGAACGATAAGGTTCTTAAGGATTGGCGCTTCACGATGGCACTTACCAAGATGGAGAAACACAAGACCCCGTTCGATGCTCTCCAGGGCATGAACGAGATGGCAGAACTTCTTCTTGGGGACGATATGGATAAGTTCTTTGAGCATATCAAATCGCAGAACGAAGGGCTTGTTCCCTTCGAGATCGTAACCGCAGAACTTAAGGAAATCCTTGAACAGTTCCCAAAAAACTGATATTCCTCGCGCATTGCATTGCGGTGTGTGAGGATAAGTTAATTTGCGACTTCGCAGAGACTTATCACATATTCAATTACAGAGAATTGTCACCCGAAATGGCGGCGATTCTCTGTTTTGGATTAAGGGACAATTCCCGCGTGAAAATGGATGTCTCAAGCACGAAGCTAACTTTAACGGAAACCTTACTTGCCCGAATATCGGATGATTTGAGTTTCCAAAGTTGGGCACAAACAAAGGACGGGCAGAAGAACCGAAACCGTCCTCAATCAATATTGAAAACACTCCTTGAGGAAAAGAAGGAAGATAAAATCGAAGCCTTCGAAACTCCCCAGGAATTTAACGAAGCATGGGAGAAGATAGTTCATGGCGAACACGATAGGTGAAGCATATCTTCAGATTCGCCCTTCAATGGAAGGCATCCAAGGCGAACTCGAAGGCGCGATGGGTGAAGCGGGAGCAAGTTCCGCATCATCGTTCGGAAATGCGTTTTCTTCGGGTATAAGCTTTGTCGCGAAAGCGGCGGCGGCGGCTGTCACAGCGGCGGCGGCGGGGGTTACGGCACTTGCTAAAGAATCCGTTTCCGCGTTTGCTGATTATGAACAGCTTGTGGGCGGTGTAGAAACCTTGTACGGCGATCAGTTCGACACCGTAATG